ACAATTTCGGAAGGGGTAGAAGATGAAATCAAAAAAGGAAATTTATAGAAGAAATATTCGCAAAAGACACAGGCGCCGGGCATTGTTCCGGCTTGCCGTGTCGTTCTTTGCGTATACAGTAAAGATTATATTAACGGCGCTTGTTGCTTTGTTCCTGATGAAAGCTTCCGCAGCACCGGAAAAAGAAGAACCGGGGCAGCAGGCGCAGGCAAGCGAAGAGGGCGTTTTCTATCAGGAGGCCCGGCAGCAGGCAACGCCGCAGAAAGGCAGCGATCCGGCGTCTGGGCCGTCCTTTGTCCCGCTTGACGTCCCTATGTCAGAAGAAGACCAGAAGGCAATATTTGATATATGCAACGATTATAAAATCGCCTATACGCTTGTTATGGCTATGATTGAGCATGAAAGCAGTTTTGACGCTTCCGCGCGGTCAAAGACGGGCGATAGCGGGCTTATGCAGATAAATGACTGTAATTCCGCCCGGCTTGCAGAATTGGGCTTTACTGACCTTTACAACGCCCGCGAAAACGTGGAAGCAGCCGTCTACATATTACGGAAACTATTCAACAAATACGGCGAAGTGGAAGCCGTTCTGATGTGTTACAACATGGGCGAAGCAGGCGCCGCGGCATTATGGGAAGAAGGGATCTTTTCTTCGGTTTATTCTTCTGAAATTATGGCGCGTGAAGCTGAATTTTCGTCTTACATTGATAATTTCATCACAAACAAGTAAAAGGAGATATTGCGCAATATGTACACTTTAAAACAATTCCGGGAAATAACGAAAGACCTTCCCGAAGATACGGAAATCAGGATTGAAAGCGTATTCAAGCCAGAAAAATCCTTCCATACAGAAGTATTTGAAATAGTATGCAATTCAGGGCAAAAGAAGATCGTTCTTTTGCCCGTTGTGGCGTCCATATCGGACGGGGAAAGCGATCTGACAGTGCAGCATAAGACCAGAAGCGGGCCGGAATTGTAAACGGGTTTCTTCCTATTATAAAGAAGCAAAAACGAAAGCGCGGGGCGAAGGCTTCCCGGCCTTGTAATGGGTATTAACTTAACGCACAGATCACGGATCATAATTTTATGAAGGACAGAAGGCGGGGGAACATGAAAAGAAAGCACTATGATAATTATGATTATGAAGAAGCATATCAGAAGCAGATCGACACCCTGACCGAATGGGAACTTGAACAGATGATAAAGTGGAAGCAGATCAACAGTCTGTACAGAACCACGACAACGAAGGCAGGGGATCAACTGGAAGCGGACATATATCCGTCATTCGGGAATAAGCAGGACGAACCACGGACGAAGAAAAAGAGGGAAAGCAGACCTTCACAAAAAAATCTGAATGACAAAAGGGCGCGTCGCTATCTGAATAATTTGACGGCCGCTAATTTTGGCAAGGGGGATCTTTGGGGCACGTTCAGCTATGACGAAGATCATCTTCCGGGGAGTATAGAAGAAGCGACGAAGATCTTCGGGAACTTTATCAAAAAAGTAAACCGGAAAAGGAAGAAGCAGGGGAAAGAAAATCTGAAATATATCTATGTGACGGAATTTTCAGACGATCCGAAGAAGGGGATCCGTTGTCACCACCACATGATTTTTTCAGGGGACGAAGACCGGGACGAAATAGAAAAGTTATGGAAGCATGGCAGCAGGACGCAGACACGCCGCCTTGATCCTGATCCTGATACCCACATAGCCGGGCTTGTGCATTATTTGGCAAAGGATCCGAAGGGTAAAAAGCGGTGGAGCGCTTCGCGGGGGCTGAAAAAGCCGGAAGCCTCCCGCAGCTATTCAAAATTCGGGAAGAAGACGGCCGAACACATGGCAAGGGATCATGAATTCTTGAAACAGCAGCTTTTGAAAAAATATCCGGGCTATAAATTCATTGACGCGGAAGTGTATGTCAACGGGGTAAACGGCGGCTATTACATATACGCCCGTATGGTTCGGGATTGAAAACATATTGCGCAATATAAAGCGCGGAAAGGTGGAAGAAATGAGATTGCAAAACATGAAGGCGTCGGAAACGACAGAACAGATCAAGCTTTTTACATGGGCCAGACAGCAGGCGGACTATATACCGGAACTTGCTTTAATGTACCATGTACCGAACGAAGGGAAGCGGAAGCAGGCCACGGGGCAGATCATGAAGGCGGAAGGAATGAAAGCGGGCGTCCCTGATATATGTCTTCCGGTCGCGCGGAAGGGATATAACGCGCTGTATATCAAAATGAAATTCGGCAGCAATCGCCCGACGAAGGCGCAGCGGGAATATATGAAGGCCCTGCAGGAAGCCGGGAACATGGCAAAAGTAGCATACAGCGCAGAGCAGGCCCGCGAAATCATTCGGAATTATCTTTCACGGGCTGACGGCTTCGATCTGGTGAATTGCGAAGAAGCCCTGAAAATATTCGGCGCTTGCGAAGGCGTCCCGGAAGAAGTCTTCCCGGCGGCGCCGTGTAAAAAGTGCGGATTCTATAAAACAAACAAGAAGGGAGAATAAAAGCATGAATGAAATTATCGAAGCGGGAAACGTGCAGCAGACGGGAATTTGCCAGTATTGCGGGCAGGCTGTATTTGTAGAAGCGCCGGAAGGGGCGCCGGGCGAATACCTGAACGAATTAGCAACGGCGTGTTGTGAATGTGACGAAGCGAAGCGGCAGCGCAGAAGAAAAGAACGTATGACGAAGGCCGGAGAGTGGGCGCGGCAGTATTTCAGCCAGAACGACGGGCAGCTTCAAGCGGTATGTTGCGCGATTAAGGCAGTATTTGAAAACAATTTTGATTATGTCACGATTAAGGCCGGGAAGAAGTCATACAAAATTGACCTTGACAGTGACGGCATGATCCGGATCAAAACAACTTACCGCGATTCCAACGAAGAAACATTTTAAAGGGGGCCGAAGTGTGGGGCGTTTCTATCTTGACGAAGACGAAAAGAAAATAGTTAAAGCCGTGATCCATTCCGACGAAAAACGCCAGAAGCGGCAGAAGGCAGGAAAGAAGGCGCCCTTCGACACGAAGGCGACGGCAGCTATTGAGAAGGCAAAGAAAGATCTTGATCTTGGAGAAGTAACCGAAGAAGTCCGGGAAATCATCATTCAGAAAATATATAAGTCTTTGCTTTACAATATGCCGTGGGAGTTATGCGGCGAAACATATTGTTGTCGTTCTCTATTCTACGAATACCGAAAGCGTTTCTGTTATCTGGTGGCGCAGAACTTAGGAATAATACGGCAGCAGGCAGCAGGAAGCGAGAAGCCCGGCAGCAGGCGCTGGAAGGGGTAACACATGGCGAAACAGTATGCAGAATGGTTTTATAAGTCTGACGCGTGGAAGAAGACGCGGGCCGCGTTTATCAAAGCTTCCGGCGGCTATTGCGAAAGGTGCATGAAGGAATTCAGGGCAGGGACACGCAGCCTTGAAGACGTGCAGCCGATCGCTATTGTACATCACCGGAAGCACATCACGCCGGACAACATAAACGATCCGCGCGTGACATTATCTTTTGAGAACTTAGAGGGAATATGCGACGATCACCACAACAAAGAACACAAGGCGAAGAAGACGCGTTATTCCTTCGGCAAAGACGGGCGATTGATACGGAATGAATAGAAAAACTATTTATAATCGTCTGAAAAATAAATAAAAACGAATATATTTTCACACAAAAAATTATTTTGATTCACGTTTGCGATTATGCAGAAAATACGCAGCATATCCCCCCGGTATGCGCTTTTTAGGGCGCCGACAAAGAACCGAGGGAGTGACTTCAAAAAAACTCTGCAAAGTCGCGCACGTATGAAGGGGGGTTATATTTTGCCAGAAATAAAAAAAGATACAGAACAGATCTTGACTGATAAGAATATCGGGAAGGAATTTCGGAAAATAAAAAAAATGTTTGCAGGGATAGAAGACGAAAACAAGAAAGAACTTGTATTCAAAATCATTGAAGAAGTGGCTTTCCAGAAAGTCGCTATGAAGGCGGCCCGGCAGGAAATGATCGAAAA